GCAGCGTACCTTCGTAATAGACAGGACGCAGCTATTGCACGTGACCAGAGCGTAGCCGCCCTAAATAAACGTGCAGTTCAGCTTATGGAACAAAGTGCTGGTAAACAGTTTGAGTTAGAACTATCAGCACTTCAAGAAGCAGAGACACGAAAGGTAGTCTCAGCAGAGTCTGGATTAACTGGACAAACAGAAGGATTAAAACTTGATAACGTAACCGCAAGAGAGTTACGTGCAAAAGATGTTATAGATGATAATCTATCTATGGCATTAGACCAAATTGAAGAAGAGAAGCTAGGCGTAAATGCTCAGATGAAGAACCGCATTAACAGTGCGCCACGTGGACAGAAGCCTAACTTGTTAGCCCATGCTATTGGTACAGCAGCTAGTGCGTATGCCGCAGAAGCTGACGTTGCAGGTAAGAACCTGTTTACAGGTAAGGCTTTGGCAAAGACCATGCCTAACTATGTTGTACCTGCCGCATCTAGTTTTAGTATTATGGGTGGTAGTACTACGCCTTTGCCTAACTCTCTTCAGTCTAATGTATTAAACTCTTTTAATACTCCACCGATGTCTATATTTAACTAATGAGAGGCTAGTATGGCAGAAAGACCACAAGTAAGGCAGTTCCAAGCCCCTACTCAGGCTGACCTAAAGCCAATGGCTAGTCCTGTAGATACGTTTGTAGGACAGCCAAAAGACTACACGCAACCTAGCCCTCTTAGTCAATTTCTTACAGCTATCACACCTGCTATGGAAGCAGACGCAAATCAGCGTAAGATAGAAAGACTTAAAAGAGAAAAAGAGATTGCAGATGGCATTGAACGCCATAAAAAGAACCAATTAAAACAAGAGTCAAATAGGTTTCTAGGCTCTCTCGCTGATGATTTCATTAAGAACAGCGATGCCTATATGAACCTAGAGATGAACGATGTCTATGAAAAAGTTAGGGCAGCTAAAAATGAATACATAGGTCAGTTAGCCGACAAAGGGATGCCACAGCATCTTCAATTTTTCTTTGATGATGAGGTTGAAGCTGGCCTAGAAAGTTTTGTACAAACAAGTTTTAAGACAGAGAAATATAAGTTTACACATGGCAAACTAAAAGAACAGTTTGAAGATAATGTACTTGTAATTCAAAACAACTATAACAATGGATTGTATAAAACAGAAGATGGTAAGCTTGACCCACAACAAGCAATACAAGCTATTCAGGATTTGTATGTAACATTTCATCAGGATAACTCAGACTTCTTTAAGCCTAGTGATAATCAAATCAACGATGCACTAAAAGATATAGCACTAGGTATGAAGGACACTGACCCAAATAATATTGTTGGGCAGTACATGGAATCTGAAGTATCCAAGAAACAGTTTGGTAGCAAGGGTAGGTATGTTAAAAACCACGATGACCTTTTACAAGCAAGGGCTACTCATAACAACAAAACTGCAAAAGCAGAAGCTAAGAGTGCAGCGTTAGCACAGGTAGTTTTTAACTCTTTTGAAACACAGAGTATTACGTCAGTTAATGACCAGTACTATGTTGACCCTACTACAGGTAACAGAATTAAGCTTACATCAGATGAGATTGAGTTTGCTGTCCTTAACTCAGATATGTACAAAAAGTTAGGGGATAGGAAGCTTGGTGGCTCTGCTGGTCAACAGCTTAGATACTTAGCTAGAGTAGGTATCGTTCCTACGAGAATGAAGGGAATGATTAGAGATGGTGCTAAGTTTCTAGTAGCAGGGGCTGATGTTTCTCAAGCTGGTGACTTAGAAACCCTTGAGATAGCTATAGGTCAATATTCAGCAATGAAGAATGCTGGTATGGATATGAGTTGGCTATCTGATGACCAGCGTAAAAAGATGGATGCACTTATCTATGTATCTAAAGATATGGCTAAAGTAGGCGAAGTAGAATTAGTAGACACAGACTTACTAAATGACCCTTACGATGAAAGCGAGGCATACGTTACAAAGGCAAACCTATCTAATGCTGCTCGGATAGTGCAGAAGGTAGGTACGTTTGATGGCTTGGTTAGTGACAAAGAGTTTCGTGAAGCAGTACAAGACAACCTATCAGGTCAGGGCGGTTGGATTAACACATGGTTTGGAACAACCCTAGACGATGTATATAATTCTGAAACACTCATAAATGATATTGTTAAAGGTGCTTACACTCTGTACTCAACAGGTGAATATCAAGACTTTGAACACGCTGCAAAAGTAGCTGCGAACATTGCGTGGAATGATTATAAAGTTGTTGAGTCTTCTGATGGTACGCAGTATGCTTTCAAACATCTAAACACTGATTACTCTGCAACGATGGACGTTCAATCTACAGTCAACGAGTATAATAAAACTCTTGAACCGCTTGTTGCAGGTGCTATGGCACAGCAGCATGGTTTGAAAAAAGGTGAATACGTTGTAGCTTTACATCCACACCTTACTAATCCTAATGAAGTTAGTATTAGGATATATGATGTTAGAGGTGAAGTAGCTGTACCGATAGGTACGTTAGGTAGAGGATTAGATAAGAAAACTTTATTTACTGACCCAGCACAGCTTAACAACCTAGTAGCTAAGTCACTAGAAGGTGCAGGTGAAAAGCCTGTTACTACTTATACAACATCAAATCTAAATGATAATGCTAGTAGTAACATTAACAATGCACTGGATAACTCACTACGTGGTAGCCGAAAGACTAGGCGAGATAATATAGGAACTGAGGAAACAACAACTGAAACCTCAGATACTTCTGTAGACAATCAAAACCTATCAGGACGTAACAAAACTCGCACAAGAGTTCAAGACGATGAACCTACAGACGATAACGAACCTGAGGCTGACGATGGTATAACCGCAGATGATGTTGAGACTATCAGCAGCGAGTTTGAGGACGAACAGTCCAGCTTACTAGATACCGCAAAGGATACGCTGGCTTCTGTAGGTGAAGGATTAAGCGAAGTAAACCCCTTCAGGATTGACTCATTAGCTGCTGCTACAATTCTTGATGAGGAAGGATTTGAAGCTACCCCCTACACTGATGACCTACGCGATGGCGAAGGTAAGAAGTCAGTAGGACATGGTTTACAGATTGCTAGCCTTGAGCCTGATGAACGTGCGTTGATTAAAGACATCAACAACGTGACTGAGGAAGAGTCAAAAGCTGTTGTCAATCTTAAAGTAAATAAGATTAGCAAATGGTGGGATGAAACTGTAGAAGGTTTCAGTAACCTACCAGATTCTTCACAGGTTGCTGCTATCAATATGGCATTCCAACTTGGCAAAGAGAACGTCAAGAACGAATGGCCTAAGTTTATGGCATCTATAGAGGAAGCTGCTACACACGCTGAAGGTTCTGTTGAACAGGGCGTGGCACTTGCAAAAGCACAGTTCAATATGCTTTATAATCAAGCAGAGAATGGTGTTATTAGCGCAACTAAGTGGGCTACGCAGACTACTAACAGAGCAGTTCGCATGGGTGAGATGATGGTAGCTGATGCTAAAGTAGCAGGGGCTGGTATGGTAGAAGCTGTATCAGAAGCTGTACTACCTAGCGCACAGGCATCTACTATTACACCTACAAACGTAGGTCAGAAGCCTAAAGGTGAGGATGTAGTAGCTATGGCTGCGTCACCTGACCTTATTTCTGCTGCCTTAGAATATATGGGCATGACAGAGAACAGCAAGAATGGTGCGAAAGCTGTCGAAGGTATGTTCAATAGCATTGTAGGCGGTAAGGCTTTCAAAGGTACGCCTGAGGAAGTTGCTAAAGGTAATGCTTGGTGTGCTGCTTTCTTAGCACAAGTACTTGCTGATGCAGGTATAGATGCTAATAAATTGATAGGCGGTAAAGATAAGTATGCTGCTACACGTGCTAAAAGTTACCTTAAGGTAGGTAAGCCTGTAGATATTGCTGACGTAAAAGCTGGTGACATTATGGTTGCTGTCCACAGTCAAGCCGATAGAGACAAGTACTTTAGAGAAAAAGGGCAGAAGCTAACGTCCTTTGGTCACGTAGGTATTGTCGTAGAAGCCAAAGATGGTGAACTATACTACATTGGTGGTAACACTGGTGATAAGGTAAAAGTATCTTCTTATGGCATGGGTAAGAAAGACTTACGTATTCGCAGGATTGATGGTGTAACAAAACCAGACGTAGATAACCTACCATCCATACGTGAGATGGAATGGGGTGTCGCAGGTACTGCGGTGGATAAACTAGAAAACGCATGGAAGAGTATGGTTGACTTTTTCAAATAAACAAAAGAGGGTAGGGTATACATGGCTCTAAAATTCAAGAACGATTTACTAGAGGACTTGAACCTTGAAGCAGTAGATATGGATACCTTACCTATTGCTACAACAGTCGATGAAGCAGCATTAACAAAAATGGAGATAGAACAGAACGAACAGATGGCGGCTAACACTAACTTCTTTGGTAGCCTAGATAGAGGTATCCAAGAAGAATGGATAGGCGGCACAGTCGTTAATAATTGGGATAGGATTACTAGTGCTTCTGGTAAACCTATCTCAAAGTTCACTCCCGAACTTGTAAACCAACTAACCTTTGGAGTAAAGGATAGAGTAGCTGTACGTGAGATACTAGAAGACGCAACAACAAATGGTCTAAACAGTGCCTTGCTAATGAAACAGTCTTATCTAAAAACACAGGCAAACCTTGAGTATATCGAAGCTGATGGTATGTCAGGAACTACAGCACGTACTATTGCTATGCTAACAGACCCTGTAGAGTGGGGTGCTATTTGGGCAGCGTCTGCTGGTGCAACTGCTATTGGCTCTCCTATTGCAGGTGGTAGTGTGTTTATGCTAGGGGCTACTAAAAAGATAGGCACAGCTTATAAGGCAGCTACA